CCGCCCGGGTCCTTGGGGTGATTTACATATCCCCCCTCGTGCTTCAATACTTGCTGGAAGCAGTACTCGAAATTCTCTTTCACTTTTTTAGAATCTCCGCAACAGTCGGCAATACTTTTTCTGCGCTTCTACCAATGACATACCCGCCGAGACCAAGCTGGACGATATCCCAAAGGGCTAAATATTCTGCCTGCGAAATATTTGGAGCTGCCCAGCCAAACCATCTCGCAACAATAAGCCCGACAAATGTCAGCATGGTAAGTGGCCGCCAATTTGAGGCGAGCCAGTGAGTTGAAGCGGCTTCTGTTTTAATAATTTCAGCAGCCCCTTTCCTCAACTCAGTTTGCGCTGCAAGCTCCGCAAGGGCGCCACTTTGCTGCATTTTGAGTAGTTCAAGCTTAGCCTGATCGCGTTGAGCCGGATCTGGCCAAAGCCTGTCAATAATTTTTGAACCAATGTCGAGCGCTGCTGATACAGGATCAAATGCCATGATTAAACTCTCCAGAAAGCAAATCTTACAAAACAGTCTCCGCCTTTTTGACCGTATGAATTATATCCCCCCGCTCCTCCGCCACCAACAATAGGATAAGTCCATGTTGCTCCAAGATATTCTCCGTACAAATACCCTCCCCGTGATGCTCCTAGCAAGGAACCGGTATTCTCGCCACCTTCGCCAAATCCCCATGCGTTAGTAAATCCAGAATTTCCTGTTGTAAGAGTAGAATTGAGATATACGGTTCCGCTTCCTGAGGTGCCTCCTCCTAAGCCATGAGTTCCTGACGCGAGCCCTCCGTTACCGCCATCTGCTGTCATACTATTTCCGGTCCAACTTACCGTAAATGATCCGCCATTAGCGCCATCTCCGCTGGTTGTGATGCCGTTTTCATTTCCAAAAGACCAATTAAACGTATCAAATTCATTGACTGCAAAACCACTAGATTGCGTTAGAATTGCGCCTCCAGCACCTCCGGCTCCGGCTGCAGAATTTGATGCTGAGGCTCCGCCAGCGCCGCCCTGTCCTACCATTAGAATTCGGCAACGATTAGCTCCATATGGAACTTGAACAGTTCCGCTCGTGCCAGATGGGTATAAAACAGGCTCATAAAAACCACTAGAGCTAAAAAATGAACTGGTACTGCCAATAAATGAAAGATAGGGGTAATTCCCCGGGCTAAAAAAAACAAGCTGCCAAAATGTTGTGTCAAGTGGGGGATTAAACTGCCCCGGCTTAACATAAAATTGTTCAATAGCCGTCCATGAACCGGCGCGTTTTACGTAAACTTCGGTAGCGGTTTCCCAGTTTCCAGAAACTTTGACAAAGGTTGTCATGGCTATGACCAGTCAACGTATAGGACAGGCGTGACGCCAAAATGCCCATCAGATCCATTGAATCCGCCCGGTCCCCCTCCGCCCGGGAACGTTGGCGCAACATACGGGTTAACTTGACCGCCAAGACCCCCACCGACACCGCCAGCATTGCCGCCAGATCCACTTGCAGGCTGAACCGCAGAGGGGAACCCGTTGTTGGGATTGGTAGGATCATCGATGACCCCTCCGCCGGGCCCATCAACAGAAATAAATCCTCCCTCGCCGCCCGAAGCAAAAAAGAAAAAGTCAGGGGCTGGCAAATTACTCACATTTGCTTGATCGCCTAATTCGCCATTTTGGTCAAAAAGTTCAACATAATTATATGGGTTAGGATCTGAATTACTGCCCGGCGCTGTTTGTCCGCCAATGTAAAAATCAAAAAAGTCACTAGAGGTTACAGCGTATGGGCCTTGCTCGTTGTATTGACCGCCGCCGCCAGATCCAGCAACTGAAGTACCTCCTTCAGTTAAAAACTTTGCCCCTCCAGACCCGCCACCGCCCCATGCCCTTAGGGTCATTGAGGTGGCTCCGCAAGGGACATAAAAAGTTCCGAATATCCCAAATTCTTTTGGAGTTCTATTGGGCTCGTAAAAAGTTTGAGTAAAAGGAGAAAATCCGCCCGGCTGCCAAAATATACGCCATGCGCCATCGACGCGATGCCAGCCCTCGGTAATAGTCGTCCATACACCGCTGATCTTTACTGAAACGGTGGTGACTTGCTCCCAATTACCGGCGACTTTGACATAAATTTCGCACATCAGTATCTCAGCCAGATATCGCCGTCATTTCCGCCAGATGGAGCAGCCGTGGAAGCTGTAACCTTGGCGCTGGCAAAAGCTCCATCCCAGTTCAAATAATCGGAAGGCGGTGTACCGCCTCCAGTAGAGGCAATTGTGATGGCCCCATCGCCGTTGGTGATGGTCACGTTTGAGCCTGCGGTGAGCGTGGCTTTAGTCAGGCCACCGCTGGCGTTACCGATCAAAAGTTGGCCGTTCGAGTAAGTTGTTTCGCCCGTACCGCCGTTTGCTTCAACCAGCGTACCACCCAAAGTAATGATGCCCGTTGTTGCCGTAGCAGGCGTGAGGCCCGTAGTGCCGCCCGAGAATGAATCGACTGCACCACCGCCACCGCCGCCGCTTTGAACGACCCAAGATAGCGTCCCCGCGCCGTCTGTCGCTAAAACATAGCCAGACGTCCCGTCAGAGGCTGGCCATGTATAGACCGTCCCATCAGACACCGAAGCAGGGATGAGGCCCACAAAGCCGCTAGAGGCGCCTACCAAGGTGAGGCCTCGAGTGCCGAGGTATGTCCCGTCAAAAGTCAGGTTTGCAGAGCCTGCCAGCACCCCGTTGTCGTTGTACTGGACCATCGTGTCGCTACCGCCCGGCAGTGAATTCGTCGACGCAAAGTCGATATTGGTGCCGTCACTGATGACCTGCGTCCGATATCCTTGGCGAAGCAAAAGCGACGTGCCGCCGCCCGCCGAAGAAAAGGTGACTGTGAAAGCGCCTGTGGTGTTGTTGTAGATCGACCAGACGCCGCCGATACCAGAGGGCAATTCGTACACCACATTTGCGGTCAAGAGACCGGCGATGACGATATTCGGAGGGCGATACTGAGTTGAAGTCAAAGTAATTGTGCCGCTCGCTCCCACGGCATTGATATTCGTGATTCCGCCAAACGAAGTGTCGATGACGTCAAAGTCGGCATTGACTGGAGCGTCCCACGTATTTGCGTAGTCGCCTGAGCCCGGCTTTTCGATAGATTTGTTTGTCGTAAAAGTACTAGCCATGATCGCTCCTAAATCGCTTTGTCAGCTATCTCAAGTGCCTTTGCTACATGATCATCATGAACATCTAAAAAGTCTTGCGTGCTCGAGCTATTGTGCTTCTTTGCCGCCTCAGCCGCATTCATCAATTTACCAACAAGGCCGCCCACTGAGACGCCCACCTTGCCGCCCGTTGCTCGAGCCGTTCTACCGCCAGCCTGCATCGTGCGCTGCCCGAAAATCTTCCTGACATAGTCTTGCGTCTCTCGTGGCAAGAAGTTCAGGAAGGACTCGCCAGATTCCGCTGCATCCCTTAGGGCGCGCCTTACCGCAGCCGGTCCCGCATTATACGCAGCAGCAGCCTGCATGGGATCGCCGAAGCTGCGCAGTTGCTCTTCAAAGTACGCACGCCCTAAGGCGGCGTTGTACTCGGCATCATTTCGCAGTCTGTTCTCATCGTAAGGGAGACCAGCAAGACGGGCTGCCTCAGGAGCCGTAGTGGGCATCACTTGAGCAATGCCAAGCGCCCCAGCCGAGGAAGTCAGGACGTTGCCCTGACTGTCAAATTGGCGCTTATTGCTCTCAACCTGAAGCATGCGGTCAAAGATTTGAGATGTAGAGGCGTTGTCTTGCCGGACAGGCATACCAACAGAGCCCACCGTAGTAGTGCCCTCAGGGCGTGCAGCCTCTTCCTCGACGCGACCAGCATAATATCCCGTTGTCGTGACGGGCCTACTTGTAATTGTCTCTCCAGCCTTTGCGGCGCGCCCAATCATCTGCTGAGTTTTAGCCGCAAGCCGTGGCGATGAAATAGCGGCTTGCCCCACCACCAAAGCGGGATTGACGCCAAAAGCTAAAGGCGCAAGACCGGCATTGGCAATGTAAGCTTTTAATCCGCCCGGCAAGATATCTTTAAGCTCCTGCCCCGCAAGCATGTATGGAATTTCAGGCTCTAGCTTTGAAAGCTCATCTAAAAGAGTTTTCTTTGTTGTATTGTCTTTTGTAGCAAGAATTCTGCGCAAAACAGATTCGTCTGCAACGCCTCTCCTGCCAAGACCAAAAGCAGACCTCATGTCTGCTAATTCTTTGCTAGCGGTTGAATAAGCTTCCATGGCTTTTGCATATTCGGGGTGCGCATTTTTAATAGAATTCAAGACAGAGTTATACATATCTGTCGCAATTCCATGAGCCACAGGATTTTGGCGGGCAGCATCCCCTACTTCGCCAATATATCTCTTTAGTGCATCAAAGCCTTCCAGCGTATGTGCATTTGATCCAAGAGGCTGATTCTTGAAAAAATCTACAGCTTTTTGAATTTCGTCCGCAACTTCTTGCGCTTGTCGATACATTGTAAATTGAGGACCAGCTACTCCTGTAGGACCTCTAACCTGAAAGCTAATCTTCTGAAGATTTGCTTTCATAGCATTGTCGACAGAGTTCCAAGGCAATTGAGGCAATTGCCCTCCTTTTAATTTGGCAATGTCATCAACGTATTGAGCACCTCTTTGAGCGGAAAGTTGTCTTAAAGCGCTTTGAGCTTTTTCAACAATTTCCGTCGCATCGGCTCCTTTAAGATGACTCTCAAAAGCTTTTTTGAGGAGAGGATTTGAAGTTCTTCCGGCCTCTTGCGCTGTTTTTAAAGCATTTACAGAAGAGCCGCTAGGAACAGATTGAATGTAAGGGGCAGCTTTTCGTACTAAACTTACAGGCGCCTTGGCAGCTTTTACAGCCAGCGAAATAGGATCAGTCGCAGCACTAACTTTTCCAAGAGCAGACGCTGTTCGTTGAAGACCAGCACCTTTTGCTGCTAATCCAGCGCCGCCTAATAACGTGCTGGCATCCATTAAAATGCTGACGGGATCTTCTGCAAATGCTTTTTTGAAGCCAGACGTATCGCCGCGAAGCAAGCCGCCGTAAATATTCGAGTAATGCTCGCCGAGAGCATTTGCCAATCTTTCGGTTTGTGCTTTTTCTTCAGGGTCTTGCTCGATACCTACTGCGCCAGCAACTTTTGAAGCTATTCCTTCGCCAAGCTGTCCAATAGCCTTTGCTGTTTGCACAGGGCTTGTAAAAACGCCCACCAAAGCTCGCCCTGCTTCCAAGGCGCTCGGCACAAAACTTTCGGCAGCCTGACGTCCAGTCTCCCCCCAAGTTAATTCAGGCTCAGGGGGAGCCGAGGGCTCAGGAAGAGGGGGAGGTTCAGCAGCCCTTTGAAAACGAGTTTCTGCGACGCGAGCGCCGGGCCGTGTAACCTCAGTAGATACAGCAGGCGCAGGAGCAGCCGCCCTCGAGATAACATACCGATCCATGATGGGACCAGTCCGAGGGGCTTCAGGCGGGCGCTCCTCGGGAGCCTCTCTTTGAGGCGCTACCTGATAACGGCCAAGGATGCTCTCTGCCATGGCGTTTACCTATTGAAGAAGTAACGCGAAAAGCCGGGCATGCCAAGCTCTTCATCAAGCTGACGAGGATCGACCGACCCAAGCAAGATATCGTCGATCAAAGTTTTGCCTGTTTCAGGATCTTTGGCGCGGAGAATATCGTTCAAACGCTGGCGCTGACGCTCGTAGAACTGGTCGTTGTAATCCGTTCTAAAGGCCAACTGCGCCTGAGCCGATTTGTACATGCCCGGCATTTCCGCAAGGTTTTTGTACTCCTCGAGGTAACGGGCAAGATCAAGCTGCTTTTGCTTGTCAATGTACATGTTCCCAATAATTTCGAGGGCTGCTTCTTTCGGCATTCCGGGCCCCGGGATCGCTGCCGCAATTTGATCAAGGGCTTGCACGGCTCGCTGACCGGCGGCCTGAACGCCCTCAAACTGCAAAGCCGTTGCAAGCTTATTAGCAATGATGCTGCGATCAACATCCTCAGGAAGAATTCTAAATTGTTGAGGAACACCAGCCGTATCCATCAAATCATTGAGGTAAGCGGCAACAGTCGTCTTCATCTGGTTCAGGGGGCCCGGGTCAAGGGGCCCGTCAAGCGCAGAAATTTGACGAGCAAGCTGGTTCAAGCTGGTGCCCGCTTCGGCTGCTGTAGATGCTCCGGCGAAAATGGCCTCTTCGTCCGCCACGGACTTCGCAATGAATTGATTGCGGACTGTTTCCGGCATGGCAAGTAGCGCATCAGAATCCTCACGCGCTTTGGCAATGTTGGTTTCAGAAATCGATGGCGACCAACCGTAGCTTTTGACTGCTTTATCGCCCTGTGTTTCGGGCGCTTTGCCGGAGACGGTTGCCTCCTGAGGCGATGCAAGCGTCGTTGCCGCAGAAACGCTTGCGCCAGAAATGGGCTCAGCGCCCGGCAAGTTTTTGATGATGCCGGAGGCCTGCGCAGCGCCTGCGGTAGGCGGCTTGCCCATCTTGTGCCACTGAGAAAGCGTAACGACATTTCCGTCTGCGAGCATGACGTATGTGATGCCAGCGCGAACAAAGATTGCGTTTTGTGGAATCGTCTGCGCTTCTGCGCCAGTAAGAACGCGAGTCTGTTGGGTATCGGCTTGGGTCTTTTCGATGTCCGCCAATTGTTTGCGGATGTCGGTGTAAGACTTGGTTGCTGCACCGAGACCTGCGGCGAGCGCTACGCCAGGCAAGTAGGTCGGTGCCGTACCCATGGCAGCGATGCCGCTCAAAAGCGGAATCAAATTCTCAGGCTTGCTGAACGTAGTTCGCAAATCGCCAAAAGCTTGCCCAATACGCTCACCGCGAGTCGGCAAGACTCTTTGCGGGGGAGGCATGGGGAGGCCGCCAAGGCCTGCAGGGGGCTGCACAAAAGCAGGTAATTGAGCACCTGCTGCCATGCCAGACAACCCCAAAGAAGTTGCAGGTGGAGGGGGAGTAGCTTGTGCCGCCCCTAATGCTGCTGCATCAGCCGCTGGCGCTGCAGGAGGAGTTGCGGCAACGCTAGCAGGCGGTGGTGCAGCGACGGGCTCAGGAGTGGTGCCCGTAGTGCCCGGCGCGGATGCCGCCGCCACGGCATCTCGCTGGGTAGGCGGAGCGAGACCCGGGCGACGGACTTCGTAATCACCGGAAGCATACCTTTGCATATCTTGTGGAATTTCGCGAAGGGTTCGTGCAATTCGATCAAAAAACCCTTCTTCCTCAAATGATCCTGAGGCGCCTCTGCCCCATCTCCCTGTCGCGCCCCTGTTCTCGCGAACAGAGCCATCGGTCTGATATCCATGACGAGCGCCGCCTCCCAAAGCTTTACCAGCAATAGATTGGGCGCTGCTGAGGATATCCAAAATTTGAGAGGCCTTATCCAAATCGGATTCTTGCTCGGGTAACTGCCCCGGCTTAGCCATCTCAAAACTTTGCAAGTCGGTCGGGATATCAAGCTTAGGCCCCTGAATCTTTTGCTCATACGGCATCACTTCGCCGCCCGAAGCTCGAGGACCTACGATGCTAGAAGTCGGGGTTGCAGGAGGCGGAGCAGACTCTGCCTCACGCTGCTGTTTGCGCTTTTGATATTCCTGATACTTTTTATAGACGTTTGCACCAGCCTCACCGATTCGAGCGCTTTGCTCGAGCGTATCAAGCACGCTGGGCGGTTCAGGCAAGGCCCCTGCCGTGACAAGAGAGGAAACGGGAAGCGTACCTTGTGGGACGTACCCACCGCCCCCGCCCGGCAATCCGCCGGGTGCCGCCCCATATAGTCCGGCTTGGCTATAAGGCCCAAACATTTGAGCCTGCGCGGCAAGCAAAGCAGCCATATCGCTCGGTCCCGCAAGGCCCGGGCTACCGCCAGCCTGAAACCCTTGATAGGCATCATCTTGGCTGACCGCACCGCCCATGGCGCCGCCCAAAGCTTTTTTGGCAGTTTCCTTATATTGGAAGCTGTACACCGGCTGGCCATCATGAAGTTCGCCGACTTTGCGCACGTTTTTCTTTGTGCGCCGGTCGGACATCGATGCAATCGTTGCAACAATTGTCGCAAGCTGCGCGGCCTGCTCGAGGCTTGGATCTTTGGCGGATACGCCGCCCGGCGCTTCGAGTTTCGGAGCGGCTTTGTTTTCTTGCGGAATCTCAATGCCTTTTTGTTCCGGCAGATCGACTTTTGCGGCTCCCACGGGAGGGGCGCCTGCGGGAGGCGTCATAGGCTTTGAAGCCTCAGCAACCGCCGCTTCAGCCTTGCGCTTTCGCTCTTCAGCTTCAGGATCAGCAGGGCCGCCTAAGGCGCGCTTGCGTGCAGCGTCTTCGGTCGCCTTGGCATAGTCGACCGTCTTGAAGCCGCCCATCTCGCCGACCGCCTCCGGCTTGACCTTCTCGACGTCCTGCGCCATGAGGCCAAGCTGGGTGCGCGGTTCGCCTTTGTATTTGAAGGCGTAGATCGGCTGGCCATCGTTGGTCTTGCCGACCTCGCGGACGTCTTCCTTGAGGCGCTTGTCGGAGAAAAACCCGCCCGGCTGCCGAGTGGTAGTGGTCGAGCCAGACAAGGAGCCCGTGCCCATGGCGATGTTCGCGAGGAACTGCGCCACTTGGAAGGGGTAGGAAAGGCCTTGCAGGTACTGGTTGTAGAGGGCCTGCAAGCCTGCCTGCTGAGTCTGCTGAGCCGCCTGACCGGCGCCAAGCTGAGCCTGAGCCCCTTGCAGAGCGGCCCCCTGAGCCCCTGCGCCGATTCCGGCGAGTTGCTGCGCGGTACCCGCCCCCATGCCATAGAGGCCCTGTCCGAGACCCTGCTGAGCCTGTGCGGCCTGTAGGGCCTGCTGGTATTGCTGCTGGCCAAGGCCTTGGTAGGCCTGACCGAGTCCCATACCCATGCCATATTGCTGCTGGGCGAGGCTGCCGAGTTGTCCGGCTGCCGCCAATTGTGCCGCCCTGTTCGCCTGAGCGGCCCCCAGACCGAGTTGCTGCTGTTGTTGGGCCGTCTGCAGGGCCTGCTGGTAACCGCCGCTGAAAAGGTTCGAGAGGACGTTACCGCGAGCCAGTTCCTGCTCACGGCCAAGGTTTGCCGCCGCAATACCCGCACGGTCTCCGCCAAAGGCGCCAGATCGAATGGCGGACCCGAGTTGCCCAGCCTGAGCAAGCTCAGACTCTCGGCGCATCAGATCCATGGTGCTACCGGCGACCGTCCCCAAGAAGGGGTTCATGTACTGCCCGATTTGCTGGGCGCCAAGCTGGCCGGGCGTGACCGCCCCTGCGGCCCCTCCAGTCAGGGCGAGCGCTGCCTGCTGAGCAGGTTGGGCGGCCCCATAGGCGCCCCCAAAAGTCTGTCCAGCCTGCGTTCCAAGGGCGGCGCCAATATCCTGCCCCGCCGCAATATTTTGAGCGCCTGCCATATAAAAGGGCATGGCAGCCTGTTGGGCTCCGGCAAGTTGATATTGGGCGCCTGTGAAATAAGGCTGCGCTAATCCGGCAGCTTGATTAACGTTATAGATACCCGCCTGTTGGGTGGGAGTTAAGGGGGCGACAAAAGCTTCAGGGGCGAAGGAGTAAGGCTGGAATCCTTGCCCAGCAACCTGCTCGGCACGCGCATTAACGGCGTTATAACGAGCCAAAACCTCTGGTGGGATTTGGACCGTTTGACTTGAGGTTGTACTTTTGCCGCCCATGAATCAATGCTCCCTTCTGTTTTCCTTTCCGGTTTTTGCTCCGTACAGGAAGAAAGCGCCGCTCGGCTTTCCAAACTGGCGCTCATACATGCGAACTTTGGCCTCAGTGCGGCTATTGGACAATACACCAATGATAAGCGGTATTCCAAGCGTGTCAGCAACTCGTTTGCTGAATTCGCAAAGTTTACGCGCTCTGCCGCCTTTTGCATTACGAAAATCGGGGTGGATGAAAATGGCTTTTTCTTCCACTACGTAATCATCGGCATACCACATTGTGCCGATTCTCAACAAAACAACGCCTTCGATTTTATCGTTTGGCTTGCCGATCAAACCCACAATGCCGTAGTTAAAGCATAGGGCTGGGTAAATCTCTGCGGCTAGTTTGGCAGGGTTAGGATTCAAAAACCCGTTTTCATCACAAGCCAAAGTAGCAATTTGCATGATCTCATCGAGATCCTCGGGGCGTCCTGCCCGAATGCGTAGTCCTTCGGAATCAACTTCAATATTCTTGATGTCTTTCATTTTCAATCCTTTTTAGGGCCGGGTAGTTTTTGAAGCGTTTGAATGGTTTTCTTTCGATATGATTTGACGAATTCATCTAACACGCGATGGCCGAGTTCCAAGTCTCCCTCGCCTACCATGCGCACTTGCTCAGGCGACACAACATATTCTCCGCCAGCCGCTACGATGGGGACTGCCTCTGCTTCGCCGCCTGCGGCTTTCATGCTCGGCATTTCGGCTCCGTAGGGACCCCCCTTGCCGCCATAAGGCGTGCCTGAGGTTTGAATGCTTGTCGGGCTGCCATAAGGGATATCTCCCTTTCCCCCATACGGCATGCCCCCAAAGATAATTTTCATTTGCTTAAATCCAGCCATGGTATTCCCTTCACCCATGGCGCTTACGATATCCGCCGGAATGACATAGGAACCACTGGGGACATGCATGGGCAGATGGTCTGTCCTGCCCGCAACGTGACTGTGAATCGGACCAGTATGCAGCTTAGTCACGGGCGCTTTGACTGCGGGCGAGAGAGGCTTCTTTTCTTTTTTCATAGGCTGGAATAGACCGCCTGCGGTCGTCGTTTCGACCTCATAACCTTGGCCGCCCAAAGCTCTTGTCTTGCGCGCCGTATCGAGGGCTGCAGCAATGGCCTGCTTTTGCGGATGGCCAGCACGCATCATCTCGCTAATATTGCCGCTGATGGTTTTTTGAGATTTTCCTTTTTTAAGTGGCATGATTACACCGTCAAGTTCCAGTAAGTGATTGCGCCAATGGCATCACCGGTTCCAGTAAGAGTTCTAATGCCGAGGGTATAGATATCGCTGGCAGGAGCTAATGAAACCCCCAACTGCAAATCCCAGTTGTAAGACAGTATTTCAGAGATAGGGGATGAGCCTTGATTGCTGGCCGCAACATAGCCTTGCTCGCATATATCACCGCCCGTATACCCGGTAGCGGCTACATCAAATTCAACCGTTGCGTCAGAAGGAACCGCACTCCAAGAAGGAGAGCCTGTTAAAGTTGGGTTCTTAACAAGAACAAATTCAAAATCATCTGCAGAGGCTGGGAAAACGTTAAGAGTTCTAGGAAGAACAACGCCGCCGTATCCCGTCGCGGCAAGGCGGATAGAAATTAGAGGCACGAATGTTGTGCCAAGGCCGGTTAAAGATGTTGACCTTCTTGCTACCTGAGGTTGGGAAATTTGCTCATATCCACCTTCAGAAACAACACTGGAGCAAATTTGTTTTAGTGTTGCAGCGCCGCCAATAGTCCCTGTTGTTGTGATTTCATATCGAACAGGCAAAACGGCAGTTGTCATGTAAACCGTGTTGTTCACGTTCGCATTCTGAAATGTATGGCAAATAATGTACTGGCCATTAATAATGAAACCGCATCGCACATTGCCTACGCCAAGCCATTCCATGTCAGTCCAAAATATTTGAGATTCAGCCAGATCAAGCGTAATGCCGCTAGGACCTGTCCCATCTAATTTGTCTCCATTCCAATTTGCTTGCGTCACCGCATTAGCATCACTGGGAGAGCCGCTTACAGATGAACGAATGACAAAAGAAACTGTGGTGTCATCCTGTTCTAAAAATATGCCGTTATCAGCATTAAAATATCCTACGCGCTGACGCAAGTTCTCTTCGGCTTCAGCCATGACAAAAGTGGCAAGAACAAGAAGCCCTTTGCCGGGCTGGTAAGGCATCACCCGAAAACTTTGACGGACAGCCGAATCACCAGAGGCGGTCGTTACGTTTAAATTGACAGCCGCTTCATCTGCAGTGAACGTAATCGTGGCGCTGCCCGCAAGAGATTCTGAAAATTGGGCGTCTTTTACAAACCTATTTTTGCTATCAAAAATAGTGTAAGGCTGGCTTACTCTAAGCCTTCCAAAAGCATCAATTGTAGGGCCGCCAAACTGCGTGTACTGAGCATTGGAAGTAGATGACCCAATCGGCGGGAATAAAGATATCGTGCTCATACGATCAAGCCTCCAGAGGCCGTGATCGTGCAGCCTGTAGTCGACCCTTGAACCTGAATAGTAGTGCCGAATGACATCGCGATGGCGCCAGTCCACTGCATCGTGCTGTAGCCGGGCAGTGCAGCATTATAAAAAATGGCATTGCTCGCTCCGGCTGTCCCATTAGGCGGAACAATAGAGACGTATATCCCAATGGGAGAGGCCGTCGTGTTGCAAATCTCCATGTCACGCAAAATGGCCGTTGACGTGTTGGGGACTGTGTAGATAGTGGCGTAACTTCCCGTTATAGCCGCCTGCCCCATCTTTGTCGCAGAGGCGAGTGAGGCCAAGATATTCATAGACGTCGCGATGCTGTTGATGCCAACAACACCGTTTTTCTGAGCCGTCAGAATATCTGAGAATGAAGTACTCATCAGAACTTGCCGTCCTGCTGAACTCGATATCTGATGTTACCGATACGCCAAAAGCTGTCAGCGTCATTGCTCTCGAGCGTAATCGAAACAAGGCGTCCTCTGAACCGAGGCGTGATGTACTCCGTCGACTTTGTCATGGGGAACGGGCCGTACGTCTTTGGAGTAGCCCCCGCATAATCCAAAACATTGAACGTCAAATTGACGGTGGCATTTTGAGGGCCGCCAAACTCGCCCCACTTCATGTCTGGCCAAATTTGATCGATGAACATTTTTAGGTCAGCCTCATTCAAGACGAAGTAACCGGTTGTAAAACTTGAAACCATTGGAATCGTATCGTTGTTGTAGCCCACTTCATGTTGATAGATGTAGTTATTGTTTCCATCAGCGCCGATTGGAGCACCAAAGACAGACTGGTCAATCCATGCCGTACGGGAAAGAGTGCCGTAATCCCAAATCTGCAGGCCTACGTTGTATTTCACGTAGGCATTGACTTCGCCCCCGTTGCTATCGGTGGGGTAGTACCAAGTCACTTCATCGAATCGCGTATTGACCGCGCACCGAATCTTATCGAGATTATTGAGGTCGAGGTCTTGGAAGATGACGTCCCAAACTGGGCACGAGACTGTCTGCACGCCAGATCCAGCAAGAGTGAAAAATTGCGTGGGGCCCATCCAGTAGAAAACACCGTTGATGGCGCCCGCTGCCTTTTTGGCAATCAGACCGCAATTAGCGCCTACTTCATTAAATGAATAGATGAAGGGAGGACCAATGTATTGCATTGAATACAGGTTGATGTCAGTCCAAACAAGGGCTTGCTGGGCTGCCTGCAAGCACCCTACAATTCTTGATCCCTTTGGAAGTCTGAATTGACCTGCTTGGTTGGTGACAGTCCCAATCCAAACCTCATAATTATTGACGTCGCACCATCTCAGCAGTAAGGGGTCAGGAACGCCTGTCACCGTCGAACCCCATGTCACGATTTGCCTTTGAGGCATCGCCACAAAAGAGCCATCGTTATATACAGGGCCGTTCGACAAGATGGTCGAGAAAGGCTGACCAATCAAAGGGTCCCACTTGTATACAGGCTGGAAAGGTGTTTTGAAAACGTAAATGCCGCCGCCGCTTACGTAAGCAGCCGTTTCCGTCGAGGCGACTGTCAAGCTTCCTGCTGCAGAGGCCGTCACGTAATATGAACCATTATATGCCACGGGGTTTACGTTTGTGATGACGACATACTCGCCCACAACAGGCGTGTAACTTTCAGAGAACGTAAAGGTGGCTGCAGTTCCTGTTGTGGAAATGCCGGTGATTGTCAGGTTGATTTCTTCTTCAATGGGCGTCGAGATAAGCTGTTCGCCCCAATTGTCGAGCGTCCAGTCTTCGGCATTGATGGCATCGCCCGTGGCAGGAATAATTCCCGTGCCAGTGCCGTATCCGCCTGACCCGTAAGTTCCAACACCGTACCCCGTGCCCGGCGGGACAGCACCCAAACCAAAACTGTAAATGTATCGGGTTCGCCCGCCATTTAGCGTTGCGGTCGCTGTAGCAGTTGCCTCAACGTCGCCGACAATAACGAACTGGCTCGAGCTAATAACTTCAATGACAATGTAATTGCCATAAATCAAAACGCCGCCTACTAAAGTCGGAGTGACGACAGAAAAAGTCGAGCCTACGGTTTCGCCATGATCCGCAAAAGTGACTGTAATTTGGTCATCGCCACTTACTGTGTCAAATACAGGGAGCGTGGGAGACGAAGACGAACTTCCTGCTGCAAGGGGGGCGCCTAAAGCATCTTTGGCCTGAATATGGTAGGCAGTCGCTGATAAGAAGTTATCAGGGTTGCACTGATACAAGCCAAAGATAACAAGACCGCCAATGCTGATGGGGGTCGCGACATACACTGAGTTGTAGATAGTTTGGTTTTGAATAGTGGTATCTGTAATCGTAACAATCGAACTTCCAGCCGTTGTCGAAACAACGGGCGTGATATTGTCCTCGAGACGAGTTGGCGTAATAATTTTCTCAGCCCCATCGCGAATGGCTGATAGATTTGTTTCAAATGTATTCGTGACGTTTTGAGTCCCCACGCCAAGATACTTGTTGGCTTCGGTATCTTGCCAAGCCCACAAAGCGCGGACAGTGGCCAGCATGTAGTTGGGGAAAAACTTAACCCAGCCCCCAAGCTTTTGAACAAGCCCAAGCCCTGTCCGGTCATAAATAAACCGGATCAACTGAGATTCTGAAATACCTGCTTCATTTAAGGCTGGCGTTTGATTTTGATCTACGCCGGGCCGTAACTTAACTGATGCGTGAGGCATGAATTATCTCGGAGGATTTGCGATAGGGGTGGGGCTATAGGACGTCCATGCCCCAGATTCAAATTTCTTTCTGAACTCCTCAACTCCCGCCCCGCGCAATAGGGCCTGATATTGACTCTCGTAACTTTGTGCCATGGCCGGATCATCCGACTGGCGCCCGAAGTTTCTTTGAAAGGCGCTGATGTAAATCATGCTCGCCATGAGTAAAAGGTCAGGCAGATAATTACTGATAAACGTCGTGCCCGTCGCCGCAAGAACAGGCGTTGCCGTGTTCTTGGCAAGAGTCGGCATCCTAATCGTGCCCGTTGCGGTACCGGTATAAGTGGTATCGCTGTAAGGGCCAAATAAGACATTGATGGACGTATTGCCGCCTGTCGTCCTGTCGCCCCCATACATCGCAAAGTACTTGGGGATACCTCGAGAGCCAGCAGCCGTGTTGCCATATACGTTTTGCAGGAACTCAACGGTCGTCGGCAAGAGAGGGTAAGCCACCCCGTTGAAAAGAATCACCATGGTCTGCAGCGTGACAAAGTCATCTGCATTAATTTGCAGGAGATTTGTCGCCGTCGTAAACGTGACAGGCAGAGACGTTTTCAGGTTCAGTAAATCAAGATCGCGCTGAATCCGAAGCTCGGCATAGTTCAGCATCTGCGGGATCAGGTCATTAAATGACTGATCGACACCCTGCACGATACCGCCGACCGTTTGGGTGTCGACGACAGCCAAGGTCGCAATTTGCGTCACGTAGGAGTTGTAGGTCAGCGGTGTAGTTGCGACAGCCATAAGGTGTTACCGCCCTCTGCGCAGGTATTTGGCTGGATGATAACGAAAACTACGGCTGGGCACTACACGATAAAGCTTTCTCCACAATCTTCAGATTGTTTTGCAGCCTTTCATTGTCTGGCGCCTTTTCCAAAGCCAGCCGAGCCTGAGTCAGCGAAATCTCCTTGAACCCCAAATTCCAAGCAGCAATGCTCGCCAAATCGTGAGGCTTGGCTCCCCAGCAGGCGGGGTCCGAAGTGTGCAGGTAGTTCCTCTCAGTAATGTGGACGGCATGCATGGCAGCACTGTAGCACTCGAGCCAAAGGCCCCAGTCATAACATGCTTGAGCCAAATCTACCCACGGCTCGCGCAGGGTAGGCACTTCAGCGCAGGCTCTCCTGAACCATCTTTGGGCCTCAAAACCTTTGTCGAGGGCCTTATTGGCTTTTCCCAAAATACGCATCATATAGACCCGCTCGTGACCCCAGTGAGCCGTAGGAAGGTCTAAATATCGGGTTGCCTCGGCAATGCACTTTTCCCATTTGCCGTAATAAAAAAGCTCACGGGCGTAGTAGTACGCCATGCGGTGACAGGTTGGGTTTTCCTTGGTTGCCTTTTCCAAGAGAGGCAAATACTGCCCTCTAGACTTTTCGGTGTCGGGTTGATGCCGAATCAAAATGTCATCGTGGCGAACAATCTTTTCAGGGCTAATTGGGATGATGTATTCGTGGATAGGGAAGCGCCATTCGTAGTTGGTGCGGGCGTGAATCTTTTCGGCATAGAAAATATGCCCGCTGCCCCAGTCCTGTTTGTACCGGATTCTCCCCGTGCCGGGCGTCCAAAGCCTCTCGATAACATCCCGCCAGTTGGGCTCCAAAACCTCATCCAGATCCAAAGCAATGCAAACCTTGGCATCTGAGGGGACAAGGGCGAGGGCGGCATTCCTTGCATGGTCAAAGCGCCACGGGTCGATGTTGATGGGATGCACCGTGGCCCCGCAGGCTCTCGCAATTTCGACCGTCTTATCGGTGCTTCCCGTGTCAGCGATGACAATGTAATCCGCCCCTTTCGCAGACTCTATGAATCGCTGGACATGCTTTTCTTCATTCTTGGCTATCGCATAGACAGCGACTTTGATGTTTTCGCGATACGTGTTGAGGGTCGTCATCCACTTTTGATGGGCGAAGATAGGCCCCTTTCCCTCATGCTTGACGCCTGTGTAGTGCTCAGGAATGAAGTAGTGCGAGGGCCAGACATGAACATTCTCAGGGTGCTTTTTGTAGACCTCTGTGAATAAAACAGGGCCAGTCTTGATCCAAGCCGGACCATCAGGAATCGTTGGGTCATTCTTGATGGCTTCGATGATTTCTTTAAAAAGGGGGTGACCGGCGGCTGAGGCCATGTATCCCATGGCAATCAAGTTGGGCCTCGTGACCTCATTCTCCCAAGGCGCACAAGCTGAGTTGCAGAATAACCAGTCCTCGAGAGGCGCTACGCATTCGCTGTCGGCATCCACTGCAAAGCCGCCATGGGTGTACAGGATCTCGTACCGCATCATGTCAGCAACGCCGTTGTACTGCTTTTGCTCGAGATACGTCTGAATGTGGGCGCTGTTTTCCCAGTTCACCCCGTGAAGCTCTTCGTTCCCCCAGACCTTAACTTCCCAGCTTGGGTTTTTGTCGATCCAAGTCTGGATCAAATCATCAGGGCGTTTTTTCTCATCGCCTATCCAGACAATGTGAATCGTGCGGGGGATGCTTTTGAAAAGCTGGCCGCTCTTTGACCAAGCGTATACGCCGATCCTATTGTAGACGCCGCCAAGGACAGGGTCAGTGAAAAGGGATCGAGCCTCTTCATCTGTCCAATCATCTTTGACATGACGCTCGTAGGGGTTGCCTTCGTATTCCCCTTGAGGCCAGTGTCCTATAGGTATGCTAGCAATGACAGTTTCTGAGCAAGCCTGAAGCTTTTTGATGAGGGCCTTGGCTTCCTCATACGTCATATGCTCGAGAACGTCACCCGCAAAAGCGACGTCATACTGATCAAAGGGCTCCCATTCTCTAGCATCCCCTATGATCAAAGTATTGTACAAGTCATGAAGACTGTACTTTTCGACGTAGGGTTCCCAGACCTCTACGCCTGTCCATTCAGCATCAGGGAAGAGCTTGGCGTATGTGCCAACCCCGCACCCGATATCAAGCATTTTTTCGTGTTTAACTGTGGAAACGATTCTCTGTATTTCTTGCTTACCATTCGTACTGCTGTAAGGCATACCTATCCCGTGATGTAGTTCACCAATAGTAAAAGAATAGTTCCGAGAGATCCGAGGATGGTCGTCACGGCCCAAACAATAGACCGCTCAATCTTTTTGAGGCGCGCATTGACGGCAGTAATGTGGATGTCAAATTGCTTCGACATGGCCTCATATCTTACTGCACAAACGTCAATGTGACTGTCCACTTTTGCATTCACCTCTGTGATGTTCAAGTCGCCCATCCTTGTGCCTCACGGGAAAAATAGTTGTAAAAAGTTCCCTGTCCCAAGTGGAGCGGGAGGAGCGGAAAAAATCCATCCCGAGTTACTCGTTACGTCTACACTATTTGCACCAGCATACCAAGTTGAAGCGGGTGATGCATCGCTGTATTCAATGTTGCAATAGTCAACTTGATCGATAATCCCGCCACCGGATTTAACGATACTCCAATTACTAGTAGAAGTTTTGCTTAACGTTACAAGATTCCCCGCAGATCCGGAAACGATAAAGTCGGCACAAGTTAAGGTTGATCCAGAATTAAATTCGATTTCATAGGCTGCACCTGATCGAGTACTCGAAAAAGTTCCCGTTAAAGTTAAGCCTGTCGTGTAAACAAGATCGACGACCGCAGTAGAAGAACCGCCGCCGATAGTTAAATTATGTATAGTTACGTTTGTCCCGAAATTTAAAACTCTACTAGTATTAGTAGTGTTAGAGCTTAAAATTGTAGACGTTTCTCCGTTAATCGTAATATTTGTATTCGGATTAGTATCCCAAATCGTTGCGGTTCCGGTTAGATCTACAGTCCCAGAACCCATATTCCAAGTAAAAGCGGTCGCCCCGTCTCCGTCTATATTCCAACATTCGATATTGTAATCGTTAGAATCAAAAGTTCCGCTCCCAAGAAGTCTAAACTCTCCGCTGCTC